GCAAACCTATTGGAGAACTAACATGCCCTACACGCAACAACCCAATATTTACCAAGGAACAGAACGATTAATTGATCCTGGTACTTTTATTGCGTACAACTTTTGTGGTGGTACAGGTTTTGCTTTTGTAAACGCTTACAAATGGCACATTCCAAAACAATACACAGATGGTAATGGTAATTTACATTCCCCAGATCCATTTATTGTGTATTTATGTTCTAAACTTTATGGAACTACTGCTGCCTGGGGTGCACACGTTGGTTCAGGTCATGTACGAGATGGTTGGGAAGATCAAGATCCAAACCATTATTATTCAAGACACCCTGAATACAGACCAAAAGATTGGCCTGAAGGTAAACAACCCATGTATAAACATGTATCTAAGTATTTTTTACCTGTGTATCAATTAGATATTAGTGGTGTTATTGATTTAGATAAAGACACTTATGAACATTATGGTTCTAATTATCAAAATATTAATAATCAATGGAAAAAAGTATTTAAAACCCAACAAAAAACCCATCGATTTAAATATTACGATAAAAATAAATTGTTTAAAGACATGGATGTTCAACAATCTAATGACCCAAAACTTATTGAATATGCAGAAAAACAAATGAAAAACTTTGAAAAACGTAAAGCGCAAGTTTTACTGCGTAAATTACAATCCTAGGAGCTTTTATGAACGATTCTTTTGTGCGTGCACGATCACGTCTTATTCTTGACAATCCATTCTTTGGTACCTTATGTCTCAGACTCAAACCTGTAGAGCGTAATGACATAGATACAGGTGCCACTGATGGTAAACATTTGTTTTACAACCCTACGTGGTTTGAAAAGCTCAGACCTGAAGAACGTATTGGTTTTCTTGCTCACGAAGTTTTGCATGTTGTATTTATGCATCACACACGTCGACAAGAAAGGCATGCAGAAAAATGGAATGTAGCTGCAGATTACGTTATTAATCTTATTCTTAAAAGCAATGCTTTTATTCTTCCATCGGGTGGTCTTCTCGATGAACAATACGCCGACATGACTACCGAGCATGTATACAGTATATTGCCCGAACCTCCAGAGGGCTTTGGCGCCCTGTTGATTGCTAAAGGTGCTGGCGATGTTCTAGACCACCCCGATGCTGGTTCAAGTGAATCCGTTGGTGCTATTGAATCTCAACTAACTGTTGCAATACAACAAGCAGCTGAGCAAGCAAGAGCACAAGGTAAACTACCAGCTAACATGCAAAGTCTTATTGAAGACATTATAAAACCTAAAGTCGATTGGCGTGCAGTACTTGCAAGATTCTTGCGTGCTAATACCAACTCTGACTTTAGTTGGACACGTCCCAACAGACGTTTTATCTGGCAAGGTATGTATCTTCCTTCTATGTACAACCCCTGTCTTGAAGAAATTGCAATTGCAGTTGATACATCTGGTTCAGTAAGTGATGAAGAATTACAAACTTTTACCAGTGAAACATCTCATATTTTGCGTGAGTTAAGTCCAGAACGTATACATTTCATTCAATGTGATACTGAAGTTCACAAAGATGATGAATACACACGTGAATCATTACCACTCAAAGTTGAGTATCAAGGTCGAGGCGGAACTATGTTTAGTCCTGTTATTAATTACATTAACGAAAAGCACCCACGTGTAGCTGCGTTAGTGTATCTCACTGACTTAGGTTCAAACGACTTTGGAGACCAACCCCCTTATCCAGTTCTCTGGGTAACTACAGAAAAAGGAGAAGCGCCTTATGGTGAAATCATTGAAATTTAAACAGCACATCAGAGAATTTGGTGTGTCTGTTTTATCTGGAGGTGCAGTGTTGCTTGGCTTACTAGCTATCGCAACTTCATTGCATCATTTTATTATGTTAATAGGTATCCTAGTTGGTCTAGGCTGTACTATTTATTTATTGTGGAGACTAACTGATGGCTAATGTTATTGCATCATTAACAACCGCTCTATGGATTCTCATTGAGCTAATTCAATTTGCCTATATGGCATATCTTATGTGGAGGGACAAAAACAATGTTATTGATAGGCATTTTCAGCGCGCTAGGGCTGCTGCTGCTAGCGCTTAAAGCTGGCGGTCGTAAAACCATTGGTAATGATATTTTTGTTGACGTACTAATTACCGTTACACTCATGGTGTGTTTTTACGGCACATTCAGCGGCATGGCTGCTGCTATGGTTGGTGGTTTGTGTGCGTCAATTACTTTATTTATTATGAAGAAAACTATGCGTCATGAAGTATTATCAGTAAAAAAGCAACCTAAAAAAGTGCTTAACAAATTTACAATTAATACTCCAACAATTGCTTGGGAAACTGTAGAACCTAAGTGGCGCAAATGATTTGCACTAAATGTAAATCAAAAACAAAAGTCATTGACTCGCGTTTAGTAACTGAAGAACTTGTTTATCGCAGGCGGAAATGTACTGCTTGCGATAAAACATTTACTACATATGAAGAAAAGGCTCCACAAAGGAGCCCTTTCAATAAACCTTAACGGTTATTTAAGATACGTGTACCCACATTTCGATTGTTCCAGTACCACCACCAGTAGGTGCTGCTTGTACTAGAATATCAATTGTGTCATCAGATGTATATTCTTTTGGCGCAATGTTTGCATCGATGTGATCAGTACCACCAGCTTGTCCAACGGTAGAACCGTCAATGTAATAGTCAGCTGTTGTGCCGTCACCTACATCAAGGACAATTGTTGTACCAGTATCTAGGTCGTCTGTTTTAATCACAACTTTGTGAACAGTCTCACCTGCAAATACATCAACCATTTGAATAACATCATTTAGTACCAAAGCTGTAGAAGCTTCAAACTTTGAATACCTAACACCCAACTGTCCAGAAGGGAAAGGTTTAAAAGATTGGTTACCACTTACTACGTCTGAAGTATATGTTGATGCCATAATATATTTCCTATATTGTTATATAACACTTAATTGTGTCATACTTAAAAAACATAAAGCATTCAGGATGAATGTCAACTAAAAATTATGGATGATTGTTGATGGCAAAAATTTACGTAAAACGTAATCCAGTACACCCCTACCGATATTCAGATCCAAACGATCTGCCATTTATACAATGGAAATTAGTTAGTAAAGGCACAGCTTTTAATATGGTCCATAGTAAACAAATTGGCTGGGAGCGAGCAAAGAAAAACGAATACAAAGAATGGTGCATGCAAATGCAAAAGTTCAAGGAGGAACTATGACTGACTATTGTATAAAAGCTAGTGAAACTAGATCACGAGACATCTGGATAACAGATGCAAAATCTGAACAAGAAGCTAAAACAAAAGCCGAAATAATATTTCAAGAAGATTATTTTAACCCTGAGAAAGATACTATTAGTTATAACTTTCACAGATATTTAACCCGACCCACAAAAAAGCGAGATTCTGATGAATAATGTTTATCTAGACTTTGAGACTTATTATGATACTCAAGTATCTTTATCAAAAATTACTACACTTCAATATGTACATCACCCAGAATTTAAAATCTGGGGCGTAGGTATTAAATTTAATGATGAACCCACAGAATGGTTCGGTGAAGATGAATATTTAGATGCATTACAAGAGATCTCCTGGGAAGACTGTGCTGTAATTTGTCACAATACTTTGTTCGATGCTTACATACTTACACAACACCTTGGTTTATATCCAGCATACTATTACGATACAGCTGCCATGGCCCGTGGTTTGTATCCAAATCAATCTGCGTCTTTAAAAGCAACCGCCGAACGTGTATTTCCTAACGATGAAACTATGCGTAAAGGAGAAGAATTAGTTAATGCAAAAGGTATACGTGATTTAAGCCCAGAGCTAGACAAACAAATAGGAGGCTATTGTATACAAGATGTAGATTTAACTTATGCAATCTTTCAACAATTTATACAAACATACCCTCAGGAAGAGTTAGATGTAATAGATCTCACTTGTCGTATGTTTGTTGAACCAAAACTTACATTAAACAGTGAATTATTAATAACCCACAAAGAAGAAACAAAACAAAGAACTTTAGATCTTATTGAAAAATCTGGCGTAACAAGAGATGTACTTGCATCTCAAAAAAAGTTTGCTGAACATTTAGAAAGTTTAAATATTACTGTACCAACAAAGAAAAGCCCTAATACGGGACAACAAATCCCTGCTTTTAGTAAAACAGATTCTGCATATATACAAATGCAAAACATGTATCCAGAATACAAACACTTATGGGACGCCAGGGAAGCTGTAAAATCACGACTAGAAGAAACCCGTGCACAAAGATTTTTAGAAAACATTAACCCTGATGGTACATTTCCAGTACCGCTTAGATATTATGCAGCACACACTGGGCGTTTTGGTGGTACAGACAGTCTTAATTTACAAAACTTACCTAGAGGATCTGTTTTACGTAAAGCACTTACAGCCCCCGAAGGTCAACGTTTATTTGTTGCTGACTTGTCAAACATCGAAGCACGTATGCTTGCATGGTTATCTAATCAACAAGATTTACTTAACGCATTTGCTGCGGGCCGTGATGTGTACAGCGAATTTGCTTCTCAAATTTATGGTAAACCCGTAACTAAAGCTGACAAACTTGAACGCTATGTTGGTAAGACAGCTATCTTAGGGCTAGGTTATGGTATGGGTCATGAAAAATTTAGGTATACACTTAAAGTAGGTACGCCCTCTGTTGATATTACAGAATCCACGGCCTTGTCTATTGTAAGTCAATACAGAGCTATGTACCCAAACATACCACAATTATGGAACGCATTTAAATATCATCTATTTACTATGGCTGTAACTAACAAAGACAGTAAAGTTCCTTATGGACCTTTATTTATTAAATCAAAAGCAATTGAGCTGCCAAACGGTATGCATTTGTATTATCCAGGACTTATTTATGAAAATGGTAATCACATGTATAACTCAGGTAAAACCATGGTTAAAACTTATGGAGCTCGACTTGTAGAGAATGTAGTACAAGCGTTAGCCCGTACCGTAATTGTTGAACAAATGTTAACTGTGCACAAAATGCCTGAAGTATCTGTCGTATTGCAAGTTCATGATGAGATTATATCTATTGGATCAAATATTAACCCAGACGAGACACTTGCTAAAATTATAGATATAATGAAAACACCCCCTCTGTGGTGTTCAGATTTACCACTTGACGCAGAAGGAGGACATAGTCAACAATATGACAAATGAAAAATTTAGTTTTAACAAGGAAAAAAGGGGATTCAATTATTTTACAAAAAGATGACGAACAGCTATGTAAAGTTACCGTCACTCACGTAGGCCTTAAACAAGTTAAACTTGCTTTTGAAGCAGATTCATCAGTTATCATTGACAGGGAAGAAGTATACAATTTAAAAAATAAAACATAGGAGTTAAACATGGAGCTAGTTTTCCTCAAAGCCAAGCAGAAGCTTGCAAAAAAAATATCAAAACAAGGAGTAACACCTTACCCACTGATTAAAAACTTTACATCAGTACACAAAGTAATTAAAAAAGATCCAGATAAGTTATTAAATGAACTTACAAAAGCGGCCTCAGCTGGTATGTGTTTACACAAAGGGCCCCTCAAGCGTGAGTTAAACAACGAACCCCGAGCGTTGATGACTGACCGTGTAGCGTCAACCCATTTACTTGTTCTTGATTTTGATAACATTCAATTACCACTACCAAAAAAATCTGAATTAAATACACAAGACTTAGAGAATTTATCTGAACAACTTGTACAACAGTTACCCCCTGAATTTCACGATGTAACATACATTGCTCAAGCCAGCGCTTCATTAGGGTACAAAAAAGAATCTGTTTCATTACATATCTTTTTTATATTAGAAAATGCTATACACCCTAAAGTATTAAAAGAAGCACTTAAATTATTAAATTATGAAACACAATTTTTAGCAGAGCGTTTAACTTTGTCTGCAAACGGTCAAAGTTTATCTTACAAACTTGATCCAGGCGTAGCTGACAACTCTAAAATTATTTATATTGCACCCCCTACTTTTGTAGATGGTGTAAAAGACCCAATACAAGGCTCACGTTTTGTATTGGTCAACCGTGGTTCGTCAACCTTAGATCTTTCTACTTTATTGTTTTCAGTTAACCCTGAACGCGTACACAACTTAGGTGTACAAATAAAAGATAACTTAAGAAAACAACTTAACTTACCTAAGAAAGCAACTAAAACCAGCACAATTACTATTGCTGGAGAACCACAAGAAGTATTACAAAACCCTGATAAGATGACAATCGAAGTAAGCAGGGTTGCAGAACCTTATGTTAATTGTAATGTTAATGGCGGTGACAGTGCTGGATATTATTTTTTATTAACAAGCCCGCATTACATGTATAACTTTAAAGGTGAACCCATTTGGGAAATACAAAAAGCAGATCCAGACTTTTATAAAAATATCTTTGAAATATTTGCAGACAAAATAGATCAGGATAAAAAGTTAAGACCTATTGCTCTAAGAGATTTTTACACTGACACTTATTACAACGGAATTTATGATGAAACAATTGAACAATTCACAGACGAATACCCCCTTACTCCAACAAATAAGCAATCGATTGAAGATTTTATGCGTTCTCATAGTCGTCCTCCCTTGGATTACATTCCTGACGCTAGGGTTGTATTTGACCCGTCTGTTAATAAAGGTATTCAATTAGAAGAAGCACCTTACTATGTAAATTTATATAGAAAAACTCCTTACATGTTAAACGCATCGGAAGATGCACCTGAATTAGAATATGGGACAGCGCATAAACTTCATAGCTCCGCTCCTTTTACTGCGAAGTTGTTGTCCCATGTTCTTGGCTCAGGTAAAACAGAGTTTGAACACTTTGTTAATTGGCTTGCATATATTTATCAAAACAAAAGAAAGACAATGACAGCCTGGATTTTTACAGGTGTACCAGGTACTGGTAAAGGGTTGTTAGTTCACAAAGTACTTAAGCCCTTGTTTGGTGAACAACAAGTACCAATGCGAGCTTTAGAAAATATAGAAGAACAATTTAATTTGTACATGAGAACAGCTCTCTTTCTTGTAGTTGATGAATTTAGAATGGCAGACTCAGGTTCTGTTGGCAAAATGGCTGATAAATTAAAACATCAAATTACAGAACCTAATCTTACAATTCGTGCAATGCGTACAAACCAAATTGAGCTGCCAAGTTTTTGTAATTTCTTATTTCTAACTAACAGAGGCGACGCAGTAAAAATAGAAGATGGTGATCGTCGTTACAACGTGGGGCCACGTCAGGAAGTAAAGTTAGAAAAAGCTTACCCTGAGTTACTTACAAACATGGCGCAGCTGGAAACTGAACTGTACACTCTAGCAGGCGTATTAGATAAATTTAAAGTAGACCAACGCATGGCACACACAGCTTTAGAAAACGAAGCTAAAACACAAATGAAAGAAATTTCAATGTCAGTGCTTGAAGAATTTGCATTTGCAATTAGACAACGTAATCTTGAATACTTTATTGATATATTAGAAATACCACTTACAAATACTTTTGACGCTGGTGGTATAAGTACAACTCAACGTTATGTTAAGGACTGGGTTGCACGCGTAGGACAAGACATGTGTATACCCATGTCTCACTTTAAATTAGTTTACGATATTCTTACAGATAGCCGTAATAAACTCTCACAACGAGATTTTACAAAAGCAATGTCTAGACTTAATATAAGTACATCTGTCAAGCGCATACAAAGTAAAACGGTGCGAGGGGTTGTATTAACTTGGAAATTAGCTAATACTATACGAGAAGACATAATAGATAATCATTTTGAAGAGAATGATTTAAAGTTAATTAAAGAGAGTTAATATTATTCAATGAGTGAGCTTGTACAAAACAAGCGTCCAGATCTGATAACTGTAACAGAATTGGACAAACCCAAGGAACTGGGCCTGATACCTGCATGGTCTCATTCGGCTTTAAAAACATATGAAGCCTGTTCTTACAGATCCTACATCGCTAAAGTAAAAAAAGTACAAGAAGATTTTGGACCTGCTGCTGCACGCGGTACAGAAATACATTTACAAGCTGAAGATTATGTAAAAGGAGAACTTGCTGAGTTTCCAGATTCCCTTAAAAAATTTGAACCACAATTTGAAAAGCTCAAAACTCTTTTTGCAGATGCAAAAGTTGAGCTTGAAGGAGAATGGGGTTTTACAATTGATTGGGAACCTTGTGGTTGGATGGCTCCTGAAGTATGGGGTAGAGTTAAACTAGACGCCATCGTACATGAAACAGAAACTTCAGCGCGAGTCATTGATTACAAAACAGGTAAACAATTTGGTAATGAGATAAGCCATTCACAGCAAGCTTTAACTTACGCCATAGGAAGTTTTATGCGTTACCCAGAATTACAAAGCGCTAATACAGAAATATGGTATTTAGATCATGGAACAATAATGGAACAAACATATACAAGAGATGAAGCTATGATGTTTATGCCAACATTACATGAACGCGCAATAGCTATGACTACTGCGACAAAATTTCCACCAAACCCCAGCAATTATAATTGCAAGTGGTGTTCGTATGGTAAGGGTGAATACCCTATTTGCGAATGGGGAATGAAATAAGTATAATAAATACTTAACAACGAACGAATAACAATGAGGAACGAAACATGGAAGATATTCCTGCTTACGAGCATCAAACAAAAACAACCAACTTTATTTTATCCAACCCCCGCTGTCTTATTACATCAGATCCTGGTACTGGTAAAACAAGAGCTGTGCTTGACGCTATTACAAAAATACCGGGCCGTACTCTTGTACTCGCACCTTTATCTATACTTGAAGCAGCTTGGGTTGAAGATATATTAAAGTTTCAACCAACTATTAAATATGGAGTAGCATATGCTAAAAACCGTAAAAAAATATTTTCAGACCCTTCTCACGAAATGGTCATTACTAACTTTGAAGCTGTCAATTTTTTACACAAAAATAAAAATCTCCTTAGCGGCTTTACTAAAATCGTTATTGATGAATTTACCGCTTTTAAAAATCGAGAGTCAAAACGCTCAAAAAATCTCAAACAAATTATCAACCAGTTTGATTATAGGATTGCCATGTCTGGTACTCCTAATAGTAATTCTATTCTAGATCTCTGGCATCCTGTATTACTTGTTGATGACGGTAAGCATTTAGGCGAACGCTTTTTTGCTTACCGCAACCAAGTATGCACCCCTAAATTTAATGGCTTTGCTAATGAATGGGTTGACAAGCCAGGCATCGAAGAAGCTATAGCAAAACAACTTAGCGATATTACAATTCGTTACAAACTAGAAGACTGTGTAGATCTTCCACCAAACATCGTACGAACTGTACGTACACACTTATCTCCTCAAGTTCAACAAATGTACAAAACATTCGCAGAAGAGAGTGTTTTGTATACACAAGCAGGTACGATTAATGCTGTACACGCAGGAGCCCGAGTTAAAAAGTTATTACAACTCATCTCAGGCGGTGTGTATGATGAAGAAGGTCAAGTTCAATACATTCACCAAGAACGTTACAACTTAGTCATCGATCTTATTAAAGAACGCAAACACTGTATCGTAGCGTTTAATTGGAAACATGAAAGAGATGCGCTTATAGAACAAGCAGAAAAAGAAAAGCTATCTTATGAAATTATTGATGGTAGTGTTCCTGCTGAAAAACGTATTGGTATTGTACAACGCTTTCAAGCAGGCCAAATACGTGTATTGTTTTGTCATCCACAATCTGCAGGTCATGGACTTACTCTTACAAAAGCTACCACAGCAATTTGGTGTTCTCCTACATACAACGCAGAACATTTTCAACAATTCAATCGACGTATTCATAGAGCAAGTCAAACACAAAAAACTGAAACAATACTTATTGCAGCCCATAAAACCTGGGAAGAAGATGTGTATGCAAAATTAAATGGTAAGCTAGGTAAAATGGAAAACCTTCTTCATATATTAACAGGGCTACAAAATGGAAAAACACAAACTACAACTTAGTATAGAAATTATGGAAACTGTAGAAGAATTAAAAAAGCGTCCCGCTGATGTTATTGCAGCAGCTTTAGTATTTGCTATATCAGAACTTTTAGTTTTACGTGGAGATATAGATCAAGATAATTTAGAAGAATTAGTTTTACAGGCTGGCAAGGAAGCCATTACATTAACAGACGGAGTGTTTCTTGCAACACCCGCAAACAGTACGGAGACTATACATTGAACGACGAAACACGAAACATGGATGACATGTTAAATGATCTCGCGGATACGCGAACCCAATTAGCTAATTTGCTAGAACAAGAAAAAATTCTTAAATCTAGAAAATTAGAATTAGAAACACAAATCGCAACCACACTAAAGAATCAAGGGATTGATCGAGTGGGGAATGATACGTGTACCGTTTCTATTAAAACAGAAACGGTCCCAACGGTAGAAAACTGGGATTTTGTTTACCAGCACATACTCGATACAAAACAGTTCGAGCTGCTGCAAAAACGTATGTCAGCAACTGCTTATAGGGAATTGTTACAACTCGGCATGGATTTGCCAGGCGTAACATCAACGGAGTTGACCCGAATTAATTTCAGGTCAAAGTAATATTAACAATATCAACGAAACAAGGAGTACGTACTATGAGTGATATTGCATTAGTAAGCGATAAGGTACCTGCACACGTGCAGGCTGGTGGTGGTCTTGGTAACGAAAACGTTACTGCAGATCACTTGCAAACCCCTAGGGTTAAACAACTTCAACAGTTATCTAATGAAGTTGACGAAAACCACAGTGAACACATTGAGGGAAGCAAACCAGGTGACTTTATCAACACCATAACAAGAGAAAACTACGGAAAAGAAATTTACGTTATTAACGTAAAATTCACCGAAGAGTTTGTCGCTTGGAAAAAACGAGAAAAAGGTGGGGGCTTAGCAGGTACATACAGTACTGAAAAAGATGCCATTGATTCTCTAACTGCACAAGGATTGAATCCTGATGATTTTGACATCACTCAGACTCAATCTCATCTTTTAATTAAAAAAGATGCAAAAACAGGTGCACTTGATACACCATTTATCTTTGACTGTGCTTCATCGAAGCTAAGAGTCTCAAGAGAATGGAACACGCAAGTCGCCCGTTTAGGTGGAGATAGATTTTCTTCTCTATGGAAGATGTCTTCTTCACAAACCCAAAACCGTGCAGGGCAAAAGTTTTATAACATTGCCGTAGAAAATGTTGGTTGGGTTACTGATGACGATTACGAAAACGCTAAAAAAGTATTTGATAGCGTATCTAAGTAATTATTTTACTTACATGGTGCGACATATACTGTCGCGCCGTGTATACTAAGTTTAGGATGTATTTAATGTTAGATTGTAATAAATGTAATAAACCCAGACATGCCTGCAAATGTTCTACTGCACATAAAGGTTGGTTCTGGGATCATGTAAATAAAACGTTTTATCGATGGCATGATTTACAGCTTCTTATGCGAGAGCGAGAAATAAAGCTTGAAAGAAAAGGACTTCATCAACAAAATCCACAAGAAACTTCCTAAAGAAATTTATAAGTGGAAAATCAATGACCCATATCATGGCGGTGTACCCGACACTTTTTATTCAGGCCCAGCAGGGTTTGCTTTTTTTGAATACAAATATATACAACAACTTCCCAAACGTGGCACGTCAAAAATAAAAGTTGATCTTTCGCCACAACAAAGAATCTGGTTACAAAGACAGTATGACTACAACATGCCTGTGTATTACATTTTAGGGGCCCCGGATCTTTGTATTGTAAGCCAAGACTTCCAAAAAGAATTTTTTACTTTAGACGAGTTTCTCAAGTGTGCCTTGCCAATTGAACAATTTATAGACAAAATAAGCAACATATGTTTACATAATAAGGAGGATTAAATGGAATTTGACCCAGTAAACAAACCTGCACACTATAACCAGGGTGGTATAGAGTGCATAAGTGCAATACAAGCAAGTATGACAGACGATCAATTTGCTGCGTACTGTAAAGGTAATGTAATGAAATATCTTTGGCGGTATGAACAAAAGAACCAAGAACAGGACTTGCGAAAAGCAGAGTGGTATCTACAGCGTCTAATAAAAGTTGTAGAAAAAAACAATGACTGAAGAAACACGGTTTACTAGATTAACAAAAGCAATTGGTTGTTGTGCAAGTCTTGCGGATTGCCCTTGTATTGGAGTTTGTTCTGTAACCCA